GTCAGAAAACTCTGATCCGATAAAGACAGTCCAGAGTTTATTAAATACAGCTTACCGATTACGCTCTGGCACACCGCAACAGCGTGGTCAATTAGTGATGCAGATAGCACAACAGTATGGTGCTGATTTATCTCAATATTCATCTGCCAACGCAGAAAATACTGAGAACCAGGAAATCCCTGAACTTCAGCAATATCTGAATCCGTTACAGGAAAAAATTAATAATTTAGAACAAGTTTACGCTTCTCAGCAACAGGCTGCTCAACAGCAGACTCAGCAAGAAGCAGTTACCTCGATTGGTAGTTTTCAAAATCAAGTCGATGAAAAAGGAAACATTAAAAATGTTCACTTTGACGATGTCAGAAATGAAATGGCAGATTTGATTGAAAACGCTGAACGACAAGGCCGACAACTCAGCCTAGAAGAAGCCTATGAAACTGCGTGTTGGGCAAACCCTCAGATTCGTAGTGTCAAATTGACACAAGCGAATAAAAAGCGCAAAGAGGAAGCACAAAAGAAGTCGAAACAGGCAAACAAAATAGCTCAGACTAACCTTTCAACAAAGCCGTTAGCAAGAGAAGGGATAGCTACTGATGCTTCAGGTGATATTAAAGATACACTTGAGGAAACATTAGCTTCAATCAATAACAGACACTAATTTTTAGGAGTCAATTTTTATGGCAAGTCCAAATAGCACGTTTACCGAACTGGTATCTACCACGTTCCGTAAACATAAAAAGCAATTTGCAGACAATGTCAGCAATAATAATGCACTTCTAGCTCGTATGAATAGACGCGGTCGTAAACGTGTCGAAGATGGTGGTCTTAGCATTGTTTGTCCTCTTGATTATGCCGAAAATGGCACTTATCAGAGATATTCAGGCTATGACACTCTCAATATCAATGCGAGTGATGTGCTTTCATCTGCTGAATATAATTGGAAGCAAATAGCAGTACACGTAACCGCTTCAGGTTACGAACTACGTGTTAATAATGGCGACAGTCGTATCATTAACTTGGCGAAATCACGCATTACAAATGCAATGCGTACTTTCAAGAATAACTTTTCCTCTGATATGTATTCAGATGGAACGGCTACAAACCAAGTCAATGGTTTACAAGCTCTAGTATCAGATGCTGGTACTGGAACAGTTGGTGGAATCAATAGTACAACATTTACCTTTTGGAAAAGCATACTACAAAGTGCTGGCTCTCCATTGCAAGGTGGTGGTGCTGTTACTGTTTCTGCTACTACTATGGAATCATTAATGCTTCCATTGTGGCTTGAGGTTTCTCGTGGAAGCGACCAACCTGACTTAATCGTTATGGATAACACTTACTACTCATTTTTCGAGCAAAGCCAAACATCTATTAAACGCTACACCTCTGGTTCTAGCGCTGATGGCGGTTTTGTTTCGCTAAAATATCACAACGCAGACGTTACTTTTGATGGCGGTTCAGGCATCCCAGCAGCTCATGCGTATTTCTTAAACACAGACTACTTGGAGTTAGTCACGCATCGTGATGCTGACATGACCGAGCTAGATCAAGACAAAGCTATCAACCAGGATGCGGTAGTAATACCTATTCTTTGGATGGGTAACTTAGTTTGCTCTAATCGTTCACTTCAAGGTGTCCAAAAAGCGTAAGCGAGGAGATAAATTATGTCATATATAACTGGTATGATTACTACTCGTGTCGATGCTTCAACAGACCAGCAATGGGCATTAGGTACAATAGGTCAGGATAGTTCAACTGGCTTTTTGTATAAATATGTTCAATACGATACTGGTGGTGGTAGTGTCGCAGCAGCAGCTAATAACGCGTGTTATTACTACACACTCGATGGATATAAGAATAACGCAGTCACAAGTGACGTAAGTGATTCTATTAATATCGGTGCTGGCGTATTACAGTCTGCTCCTGGCGATGGTGAGTTTTGCTGGATTCAATTAACTGGAACAGCAACATTAGCAACTTCGCTAGTAGCTGGTGCTGACGGAAACGCACTAACGGCAGTTGGCGCTAACGATGGAACACTAGATGTTTCAGCATTAGTTACAGACCATGTTTGTGCGATTGCTGGAGATGCTTCAGATGATGAAATTGTCTGCGCTTTTCCACTTTAAGAAGTAGTAAACCTAGTAAACGAAGGGGGAGCGCAAGTTCCCCTTTTCTTGTTCAACAACAGGAGAAATGATATGCAACCTGGAGTGATGGAAGATAGACCACCTTTTATTAAATTTGAAGTAAGGGCGCATGAGGATCGTAATGCTTCTATCGAAGCTGGTCATTATGTTGCAGTTGATGTCGATTATGCAGTTATAACTCCAGCGGGGAGTAAAGATGAAATTCCACGAATTTACCATGAATGGATAGAACAACTCACTCAGGGTATCAGAGATGGCAGATTTAAGGCTGAGTATGTTCAAGCCATAAAAAGTATGTACGAGGCATGGAAAGAAGGTTTGGAAATGCCTGTCGATGGTACACCGATTAGAGGGTGGACAGTTTTAGGACCATCTGACCAGGAAAATGTTATCGCAGTCAGAATCAGAACTGTCGAAGAATTAGCAGAGGCTAACGAGCAAACCCTAATGTCTTTAGGTGTTGGTTCAAGAGTAATGAAACAAAAAGCTCGTGCATGGCTAGATTCTTCTAACTCACAAGGTAAGGCAACAGAAAAAATATCTGCCCTACAATCTGAGTTAAAGGATCAGAAGAATATCAATAAGAAATTAACAGAGGATTTAAGTAGCTTAACGGCTAGATTAGAAGCATTAGAATCTAAGCCAGTTAAGAAAACGAGGAAAAAGAAAACATAATGTCATTATTAACAATGGTTCAACAAGTTACCAGAAGGATTGGTATCGCATCTCCTTCAGCCGTTGCTGGCAATACTGATGAACAGATTATTCAGGTGCTTGCTTTAGCAAACGAAGAAGGCGAAGAACTGGCAGAGCGACATACATGGCAGTCTATGACCAAAGAAGTAACCTTTACAACTGGTGGTGCTGCTAAAACCATAACTGCTGTAACGAAAGCTAACCCAGCATCTGTTACGTCTAATGCTCATGGTTATTCAACTGGTGATCAGGTAGACATTGCGGATGTTGAGGGGATGGTCCAGTTAAACGGAAACAGGTACACGATAACGAGAACTAATGCCAATGTTTTTACACTTGACGATACCGATTCCTCAGATTACAGCACTTATTCAACTGGTGGTAAAGCCAGACTTGTTCAAGCCTCACAAGGTACAATAAGTTCAATTATTGCTGCTGGCGATTTTGATGCAAGTGCAGTCCGAATCACTAACGAGACAATGTGGAACAGAACGCAAAGACGACCATTATTCGGACCATTAACAGCAAGAGCTTATCAGGGATTACAGGCAAGTCCTGTAACTGGACCATTTGACCAATATCGTTTCATGGGAAACTTATTACTGTTTGATCCAGCACCAAAAGGCGGTGAGACAGTAGCATTTGAATACATAAGTAATCATTGGTGTCAAGCATCGGGCGGTACTACGCAAGATTCGTGGGTTGCTGATACTGATATTGGAAGAATCTCCGAAAAGATAATGGCAACAGGAATAATCTGGCGTTGGAAACAAGCAAAGGGTTTAGCTTATGCCGAAGATTATAATAAATATGAAAGACGAGTTGCTGATGCCGTTGCAAGAGAAGCAACAAAACCTGTTCTCGATTTAGCTGGTGGTCTTGCAGAATATCGACCTGGATTATTTGTACCGCAAGGCAACTGGGATATATCGTGAGACAGGCAGCACTATTAAAACAACCTAGAAATTCAAGGCGCAAACTTAGTGGTCAGGTATCACTAACATCGCCTGTCGGTGGTCTGAACAGTCGTGATTCGATTGCAGACATGAAACCAGAGGATGCTATCCAATTAGATAATTGGTTTCCTCAAACATCTGATATTAGAGTAAGGAGAGGTTATTCCTCTCATGCGACAGGTTTAGGAGCGCAAGTTCAGTCGTTAATGGCTTATAACAAGTCAGACGGCACACAGAAATTGTATGCTGCTGCGGGTACTAGCATATTTAATGTAACGAGTGCTGGTGCGGTAGGAAGCGCAGAGGTTACCTCTCTGTCTAATGCTATATGGCATCATGTAAATTATATGGATTCATCTGGCACAAACTGGCTTTGTTGTTTTAATGGTACTGACCAACCACGTTATCATAATGGTTCAACTTGGGTAACGATTACTGCCTCATCAACACCAGCGATTACCAATGTTACAACGAGCCTTTTAGACAAGCCGTTTACACATAAACGAAGATTATGGGCTGTTGAGAAAAATTCTTTGTCTTGCTGGTATCTCCCCGCAAACGGAGTTGGCGGTGGTGCTACTGAGATCAACTTAAATGGTATAGTAAAGCGCGGTGGTAAAATAATTAAAGCTGGCAGTTGGACAATCGATGCTGGCGAAGGTTTAGACGACTACTGGGTAGCGATTACCTCTGAAGGAGAGGTTGTAGTCTTTGAAGGTACTGATCCCGCTGCTGCTGCTACTTTTAGCCTTGTCGGAGTCTGGCACGTTGGCGAACCAATCGGTGACAGACCAATGGTTAAATATGGCGGAGACTTGCTTATATTAACCAAGCAAGGTGTCTATCCTATGAGCAAGGCATTAGCCTCAAGTGAAGTTGCACCTAATGTAGCGATAACAGATAAAATACAGTCAGATATTAATGATGCTGCTGTTTTATTTAGTGGTAATTTTGGCTGGGAGTTATTTCTTTTCCCACAAGCTGAAATGCTAATTTTAAATATTCCTGAAAAAGTAGGCTCAGATCAGATTCAATATGCCATGAATACGCTAACTGGTGCTTGGGGGAAGTTTACCAACATCGAGGCGAACTGTTGGGAGTTATTCGGAAGCGATGCCTATTTTGGCGGTAATGGAAAAGTCTTTAAATTCTGGAGTCAGGATAAAGACGACACCAGTAATATTAATGCAGAAGCAAAACAAGCCTTCTCATATTTTGGTTCACGAGGGCTTATAAAACATTTTAAAATGATAAGACCAATTCTCTTATCAAACGGCAACCCAAGTTTCTCGGCTGCACTTAACGTGGATTATGAAGATGTACCTGTTAATGCGAGTCTGACCTTCAGTCCAATTACAGGTGGTCTGTGGGATACTGCGGTATGGGATACTGGATTATGGGGTGGAGATTTAGCAGTTATTCGAGACTGGCAGACTTTAGTCGCAGTCGGAACTGCTGCTGCACTAAGGCTTCAATCTCAGTCAGGTGGTAATCCTAGTGAACTGAGATGGGAAGCAACAGATTTTCTGTATGAGGTAGGCGATGTATTATAAGGTAACTTACTTTGATTATTACTCAACCGAAAGAGAAAATTGCAGATTTCGTATCGGAGCAGACAGATAATACTCATTTCCCTTTTGAGAATTATAGTTGTATAGGATTGCTCGATAAGAATGGCGAACTGATAGCGGGAGTGCTATATAACCATTTTTCAGGAGAAAATATCTGCGCTCACATAGCTGGAAAAGAAGGGAAGAGATGGCTTAATAAAGAGTTTCTACACGCTATGTTTGATTATCCATTTAATCAACTTGGTGTACAAAGAATTACAGGTCTTGTTCCTAAGTCAAATAAGGATGCAAGAAAATTTGATAAACATTTAGGGTTTAAATTAGAAGGTAATATGAGAAGAGCATTAAAAGACGATGATATGCTTGTTTATGGGATGCTTAAAGGAGAATGTAAGTGGTTAAAACGATAGCAAAATTTGTAGAGAATTATCTCTCAAGATTAGGTTTAATAATATATTTTTCAAAACCTAGCCCACCACCAGCGCCAGACTATCGAGGTGCTGCTGTGGCTCAAGGACAAGCAAATATTGAAGCTGCACGAGCTACTGCTAAATTAGGTAATCCTAGTTTTATTAATCCTATTGGCAAAAGAAGTGTTGAGTTTAGACCAAACGATGAGGTGTTTATAACCGATACCCTAACTCCGCTTGGACAAGAAAGACTCGACCAGGAACAACGAATTGGTACTCAGCTTGGCGGTATTGCCGAACAGGGATTAACTGAAGTACAAAAAAGTCTTGGCACTCCTTTTGATCTTAGCCAGGTTGGTGATATTACAACACAACCGACAGTAGCGGGAAGAGATGCTATCGCTAATGCTATTTTAGCAAGAGAGCAACCTTTACTTGATGCTCAACGTGAAGCGACTGAGACAGACCTTTTAGTTCGAGGACATAATCCTGGTGGTAGTGCCTTTGAAGGTGCTATGGACCAGGCAGATAGAAGAGAGAATGATTTAAAAATAGCTGCTATTTTAGCTGCTGGTGGCGAACAAGAACGCTTATATGGTATGCAAGCTGGTGAACGTGGTCGCGGTATTCAGGAACAGGCATTTTTGCGTAGTTTACCTTTATCAGAGGTTAATGCTCTGCGTACAGGTAATCAGCCAATGATGCCACAATTTCAAGGTTATCAGGGTGCAAATATAGCACCGCCTAATATTCAAGGTGCAGTAGGTCAGCAACATCAAGCAGCGATGAATACCTATAATCAACAAATGGCACAAGCTGGTAATAATATGTCAGGATTATTTAGTCTTGGTTCTGCTGCTATCGGTTTATGTTGGGTAGCCAGAGCAGTATATGGCGAGTCTAATCCTAAGTGGTTAATCTTTAGAGAATGGTTGTTTACATTAGCACCTAAGTGGTTGCTTAAACTTTACATAAGATTTGGAGAAAGATTTGCAAGTTTTATAAAAGACAAGCCAAAGATTAAAAACATTATCCGTCACTACATGGATAAAGCGTGTTTGGTTATTTTAAAAGAGGAAAAAAATGGCATTTTATAATCCGTATAGAACCCGACCAGATGATGAAAAAGTAACTCAACCTAATTTTGGTGGTGTAAGGTCAATCTCTTTTACTGATCCTACTACTATCAGTAGAGATCGTGCGTTAGCTGATTCATTAAGACAGCAATCTATGACTCCTCTTAATATGACAACTGTGGGTGGTCATGTTATACCACCTTCTCCAATACAAGGAGTTGCTAAATTAGGAGAAGCACTAGCTGCGAGACTTAAAGAAAAAAGAGCTTCAGAAAAAGAAGAAGCAAATAAACAGTTAAATACTAATATAACGTCTGAAATGTTAAGAACGGCTGGTAGTCCTGTTGTAGAAAGACGACCTGAAACAGTTGATGACCAACCTGTTACTCAATCTCAACTTATGAGTAATATTCAACCTACTGAAATAGCTGATGCTTATAGCCCAGAAGCTCTTACTAGAGCATCTGCAATAGGTCTTGGCGATCCAAATGCTAGTGATGCTACAAAACAATTAGCATTGCAATTACAATTAAAAGCTATGGAACAAACTCATGGTCTAGCAAAAACAAAAGCTGCTGCTCAAGAAAAAGAAGAATTAAGATTACAAGGAATAAAAGATGAAAAAGCTATGTTTGAATGGAAGCAGAATAATACACCTATTACCAAAACTGAAAGGCAAACACACGCAGATGCAGCGGGTTTGGAAGGTGAAAAAAGAAGCACCTATTTATTAACTGGCAAGTTGCCAAAAGACGATATAAATGTTGGTGGGTGGACTAGAGAAGAGATACTGAAAGAGTATAATATGGAATTATACACAAGGGAAAGCGTAGAACAAGTATTAAGTGATCCTTCCAAATTTGGAGAAGAAGGCTACACATTTAAATTGTTGCCAGACATAGCAAGAATACAAAAAAGAGC